ATTCTTCCTTGACGATTTAGATTTTCTTGAATGGAAGCAGCAGTTGCCTTGGCTTCAATTTCTGCAGTCATCAATGTCAAGCCATACTTCTTGAGCATTGCATTGATGATTTTTTGTTCAATAGTAAGTTCTTTTTTCTTGGCATTATTGAGTTGATTCTGCGCATTGAGTAATGAGTTAGTGATGAGATTGCCACCACCTGTAGTTCCACGTGTGCGCATACCGCGAACTGCTGTTCGACCACGTTCAGAAACTGAAGAACTACTACCTGCTAAGGCTTGAGCATTTTTTGCTCTGACTTCATTGCCTGCATTTTTAAGAGCAATATAACCACCAGTAAGAGCAGCAGCACCACCAATAAGGGCAAGTGCGGCAGTTGCCGAGGCAACAGAAGCGCCACCTGTGGCGTATGCTGTTGCAACAGCAGCAAGACCTGCTGATGTTCGCAAGGCTGTGAAGGCTGCAGTTAATTTACCAATTACAGTTGCAAATGCTGCAACTTTACCAACAGCGAACAATCCACCAACTATAATTGCAAAGGTTTTGACAAGACCTATGTTGTTTGAAATCCAATCAGAGAATGAAATGGCAATGGCAATTAGATTTACTGCTGCTGTGCTGGCATTGCTAAATGCTGTTGTCAACTTCTCGCCATTTGCAGCAATCCAGGCTTCTACCTGTGGCAAAACTTTTGTTTCAATAACTTTGGCAAATCGCTCTATGACTGGAAGTAATTGATAACCAAGAGTTTCAAGGATTTCACTATAACGAATGCGAAGAATTGCCAATCTAAATTCTAAAGTATCTGCTCTAGTTGCAGCCGCACCTGATGTTATTGCTTCAACTTCTTTGAAGATTTTAACTAAATCTTTTGATTTTATAGTAGTTAGGTCAATGCCTTTAACTAAATTTTGCAAACCACGGAAGTTACCTTGTAAGGCTTTTGTAATTGCATTTGTTGCACTGTTTAGGTCGGCACCAGAAAATGCTGATACATCTAATGCAGTTCCTAATAATTGCTGGGCGCTGGCGACATCTCCAGTGACTGCTGCGAGTTTGGAAAGAGCAGGGCGCAATTCGTCATCGGCAATGCCAACTTGCAACTGTAGTTTTGAAATGTAACTTTCAACAGATGCAATGGCAGCATTAGTTGCACCAGTGGTATTGCGTAGGCTGTTCGCAAGAAGCGCTTGGCTCTTCTGGTCTGCCATTGCAGCCTGCACTGCATCTTTGCCAATCTTTACAGCAAAAGCACCAACAGCGGCTGTAACAGCAGCAAAGGCCCGTACTGCATTTTTGCTGAAGTTATCAAAACTCTTGCCAAGGTTGGCAATATCTTTTTTAGCGGCTTTGGAACCCTTATCAGAATATTGGGTTATGATTCGCGCTACTACTGCGCCAACTGCCATCTCTAAGCCCGCTCTCTATTCAAATGTCTCTGTAATTCTGCTTTTGCTTCATCTAAAGCCCGCTTCACATTGGCTTCAATTTTAGCGCGGTCTTTATCAACAACGCGCCAGACCAAACGTGATGCTGGTTTGAATCTTGCAGATAAGGTTCGCATAAACTGGTCGCCTTGCCTTCTGCCAGTTGCATTCTTGCCATTATTGCGGCCAGCAACTTCAAAGATTGCGCCAGCGGCTGATTTGTTTATCAAAGCACCAGCGCTAGTTGTGTAATCGGCGCGAACTTTGCCTTGAGCCTTAGTTTTACGAATACCAGCGATAACTTCACCAGTATTCCAGGCAGGCCATCCAACACCGCCACGGGAACTTCTCTGAGGGTTGGCAGCATTGTATGGCCGCCAACCGCTCATTGGAGTATCTGTTTTACCGTTACCGATGCCACGTGCGATACCGTGTGCATCGCGTTCTGCATTAGCAAGTTCCGTATTGATAACTTTATTGAATCGGCGAACAGCAGATTTATCAAATTCTTTCAAAGCATCAACTGTCTCTTTGATGCCAGTGAGAACTATGACTTCATCTGCCATTTTTCTTTGCCCGCTCCTTCAAATAAATTCCTATTGCTTCCAAGATACCTTCAGGGGCATCAAGCAAGTCAACAGGAGAAATGCCTGTCTCCACCGCAATTGCTGCAACCGTATAGGTCAGGCTTTCGCGGTGGATTCGAAATTTGGGTCGGCATCCAATTCTGCGCTGAGAATTGTATCTAAATAATCAGGTCCGAATGGTTTGACCACAACTCCATTGACTTGCTGTGCTTTCCAAGCCAACCAATAGATATGTTCTATTTTCTGCTCGGTGCCGATTAGGTGTGGCAACCCTTTGCCAAAGTTCTGCTCAAATGCAACGATGATGCGTGGAGTCAGTTTATAGATTGACTCATTACCATCGGCAGTTTTTACTTTGATTGCTAATCCATCCATTGTATTTCCCCCTATTAGTTATCAGGTTGTTGTCTTAGTAATTGCGCCAGAGATAGGCCATGTCACGGAGACAGTAGCCAACTCACCAACGCTACCCGATACGCTCTGCCATTCTGTAATCAAAGCAGAGAATCCGTATGCAGGATTTGTTGAAGATGTTGCAGCGCTAGTCGGCTTGACTGTCATTGCAACTGCAGTGCCAATTTTTGTTGATGCATCGCTTGGATAAATCAATGCTTCTAATGCACCAGAAGCGAAGTCCTGGTTGAATTCAAGCGTCACTTGATTATCACGGAGACCAGCCACACGGGTTCTGCTGGTGCTGCCCATGCTTGTTGTCTCAACGACATCAAGTGTGGATGAAAGTGAAACTGATGTAACATATTGAGAAATGTCGGTACTTGCAAGCACGACATATGCATCTGTTAGAACTAAACGGGCCATTCTTTATACTCCTTTTGTAATCGCGCCTGAGATTGGCCAGGTCACACTTGCAGTAGCCAATTCTCCCACAGAACCTGACAACTCTTGCCATTCAGATACAAGAGCGGAGAAGGTGTATGAAGGATTTGTTGCAGATACTGCTGCGCTTGTTGGCTTGACAACAACGGTTGTTGCTGAACCAAGTAGCGGGTAAATCGTTTGCTCAACCGAGGATGTTGCAAAATCCTGGTGGAACTCTAGGGTCACAGAATTGTCAGCAAGACCAGCAACTCTTGTGCGGCCTGCAGCAATAGTGGATGAAAATGCGCTGGTGTCAATGACATCTTCTGATGTTGAAATTGTCACGCTGGCAATATGGTCAGATAAATCTACGGCGCCGATGACAACGGATACATCCGTCAATACGATGCGTGCCATTATTTAGTGTCTCCTTCTTGTGTCGGTACTGCTGATGCGGTCTTTGCTGACACAAGATGACCACCTGCGACAAGCGCATCAATGTTGCATCCTGCTTCAAGCAGTTCTTTTTCTGATACTGATTCGCCTTTTTTCTTCAAAACGAAACGGTCAGAATTTACTATGTATGCCATTTAGTCTCCTTGGCCCCAGATTGTTAGACGGTAACGATATGAAATATATTCAACATCCCCTGACAGATATGTTCCTGCTTCTGCCGATGTAACACGCAAAGTGTTGCAGGCACCGCCAAGGGTCAAATCTGATTCAATGGCTGCTTTGATTGAATAATCTCCAGAGCCAGCAAGGTATTTGTCAAGATTGTCTTGCGCTGTTCTTTCAGAGAATCTCTGAACTAGCACATAGACATCCAAGTTTGCCTGGTCTAAGCCACGGCTGTTGTTCAAATCAAAAGTGAAATCTAACTGGCCAACGACAGCACAAGGTGGCTGTGGCAAGTCAGGCATAATGTCATATGCACGCAAACCTTTGATTTGTTCGAGTTGCTTCTTGAGAGCATCGCGAATCGAACTGGGTTTCATTTTGCCATCCAGGAAAGTTTGCGGAATGGGCGGGCAAGCATTTCAACATCTGGGTCTAGGCGAGAACTCAAACGAACTGTTCCAAGTTCAGCACTGCCAGCAATGCCGAATGGAGACTGGCGGCGGATAAATAAACGCGATGCCTGAATCTTGCAAGCCATTTGAATTTCATTAGGAATTGCAGTCCAACCCCAGACACCTTTGACACGCACTGATTGCGGCAGATTGAATGGGAAGATATAGGCGCCGATTGCGAGCAATCTAGTCCAAGGCCAGCCACGGCGAGGGTTATTCACAGGCTCAACCATATAATCAGAAGTTGCCCACACGGTTGTGTATAACTGGTCAAAATTATCATCTGTGGCAATTTCGCTGATGTAGATGATGTCATCAACATTGGTTGTCCACCAATCCTGCGCTGTGTAGTAACGAGTTACTGGTGTGGCAGTTGTGCCATCCTTGTAAAAGAATCGCCCTGTGTAATCATCAAGCATTCTGCTGGCAGCCATGATTGCGGCTTCAAGCGCAGTATCATCCTGAATGTCGTCTATATTTAGTGATTCCTTCAGGTCTGACAGTGTGCAGTATGCGTTTATTAGTGCCACGCTTTTTCCTCTTCTCTGCCTGTGGTGCAACTGCCCGTTCTAAATCGGGCGTTGCGGTTGCGGTTTGTTTCCGCCAAAACTTTATTCTTTCCACGATAGGTGGTGTTCCTCTGATAGCCAATATGACTTCTGATGGGGTAAAACTGCTGCTGTGTTGACATAGATTGGAAAGCCCAATTGTCTTATACGGCGCGAAAACAGCAAATCTTCACTAATCCATTTGCCATCAATCGGACCATCCCAAAACCAGCACCAATCTTCACCTTGGTTTGGGTCAGCGTACTCACGCATTTTTTCAAGAACGCTGCGATGTATGAGAACACAACCAGTTCCACACGCATCAATCTGAAAGACTGAATTTCGGTCATACTTGAACAAAGGCAAGAAGCCTTCTGGCGCATCCTGAAAGATTGCTGGTACAGGTTTTGGGTACAAGTGTTTGTGAGCATCAAAGGCTGCGAAAACTAAACCTGATACAACTGGTCGCTCTTTATCGTGAGCGGTTTGAATAAGTAAATCAAATACTTCTGTGGAGAGTTGTTCATCCACATCAATCATCAAGAGCCAATCTGAGTCAGTATTTTCAAGAAATGCTTTGACAATTCGATTGCGCATCTTGGAAAGTAATCCAGAGCCTTTTATTCTGACAAATGGCCCTAATTTGTCACGGCGGTCTTGGCAGAGTTGAAACATCCGATATGCCCACGCCGCATTGACGGTGCCTGGGTCACACGCACCGATTGAAACTTTATGTCCTGTTTTCATTGAATCCCCCGATTCGTTAGGAAGTGTAGGAGCAGGCAGGTCGGGGGATTCCCACCTGCTCCTACACAACTATTTAGTTGTTCGTTCTAACTAGAACGATGGTGCAACTAGACCAGTACCGCTGATGATTGAAGCGGCCTTTGGATAGCGCTCTGCGGTGAATGCAGAGAATCCATACACAACAGTCTTGATGGTTAGGCTGCCAGGGGCAGTTGCATCAAAGCGGAGTGAGAATGGTGAGCCTGGTTGCTCCCAGAGGTGCATTTCGCGTGCATCAACAAGATAGATTTCATCTTGGTTGGTGGCTGCACCGTAGTTTGTAGCAACATTTGCATCAGTGATGATTGGGAGACCAAGAAGTTGGTATCCGCTGTTTGCATACTGAGCAGCGCCTGCGCCAACTCCAGCAGCGTTCATTGGTCCGTTAGCAGTTGGAACAACTACTGGACGGCCTGCAGTATCAACTGCAGCGAGCAAGAATGCTAGGCGGCGTGGGTGCATAATCCAGTGAGTTGGTGTGGTGAACACATTGCTCTGAACTTGCTGTAGAGCATCTGCCAACTTTGGATATAGCAATGCAACTGTTGGTGCTGTTGATGTGAAGGTGATTGCGTTTCCACCTGAAGCGCGGATACCCTTGAACTGTCCATTGGAACCAGTTCCGTTGAGTACCTGTGAATCAAGTGTTGTGTGGAATGAACGAATCAAGTCAGCAACAACAAATGCATCAATGCCTGTTCCGCGCTCAATTGCTTGGCGGGATAGGTCCTGTTGTCCCGCGATGGTACGCACTGGGACAGAGAGCAGGGTGTCATCTGCATCGGTATTGGAAACAGAAGTGTTCTGTGTTTCCTGGATTGCTGTTGATGTACCTGTGGTCATACGGCTAATTTCTAGCGACATACCAGCGGCAGGAAGTGCCATCTTGTTTGTTGCGAAATCAGCAGTTGGACGGCCTGCGCGTGCAAGAGGTGCAGCGAGGTCAACGAGGTATTGTGGAACTACGAGTCCTGCGAAGTTTGAAGTATCAACTGCGCGTGATTCAACAGACTCTTCCTTCATGTGGCGTGCAAGACGCTCTTGTGCAGCAAAGTCTCCACGAACTTGAGCATTGAATGCATCACGAACGAATGAGTGACCTGCTTCTGGTGTGTATGTGCGTGCTTCGCGAACGATTGAAGTTGTTGCCTTTGGTAGTGCATCTGCAACTACAGCGCGTGCTTCTGCTGCCTTTGCATCTGCTGCTGCCTGTGCAGTCAACTTCTCAATCTTAGCATCGAGCGAGCGTGATTCTTCAACGAGGGCATCAACCTTTTCGGTTTCCTCAGCAGTAAGGTCGGTACGGTTCTCAGCAGCAACTGCTTCAAGAACTGCATCCATTTCAGCCTTCACTGCATCACGGCGCTCAACAACTTTGTCAAGGTATGACATTATTGAGTTCTCCTTGTGAGTGTTTGTAAGGGTCCGAGGTGGTGGCGATGATATTTCACGGCGCTCATTGAGGGTGTGAGTCTCGCTCCGACTTCGTATCTGCTCTTGTGAGCAGAAATCTATTTTGTGTTTTGGATAATTGCTTTGGCCAAACGAAGTGAAATTGTGCGGCTTTGTTCTTCACTTGGCGCTGATAGTGGGTCAATGGCACGAAGTTCTGATGACTTGTGGCCAACAAGAACTTCAGTTGCTTCCCATCCATCACGAACTTCGCGATAAACGCGGATAAGGATTGCAGGGTCTCCTTCTTCTGCAGTGATGGAGAAATCAGAGTCAGGTATCCCAAGAACTCCTTCTCTCATTACATGCTCAATGCGACCACGGGCGGTTCCGCCTGATGAATCCCATTCTACAAAATCTCCAACGACATCAACAGCGCGAGAAGAATCATCTTCAATCTCTTCTTCTTCATCGTACTCTTCATCGTCATCTTCTTCTTCGCCTTCAATATCTAGCAATTCGGATAGGTAATCGCGAAGCGCCTTGATTGAATCCTCATCAAGTTTGCGGCCTTCCTTGATGGCATCTAGTGCGTCAGCAATCTTCTTGCGGGCTTCAACACTGGTGGTTGGGTAGGCAGGATATGTGACAACTGAGACATCGCCATCAGCAAGTGATACTTCTGTCAATGTGCGCTCGCTCTTATCCTTGCTCCAATTCTGGCGGATAACACGAAAAGCAAAACTCATCTGGTCAACATCTCCGCGTTGAACCAGCGTATAAATGTCGCGGGCTTCTTGGGTATCGGCAAGTTCTGCATCAAAGCGCAATCCACGGTCATCTTCGGTCAATTTCAATGTGCCATTCTTGGTGCGAGCAAGTGGCAATCCTTCGTGATTGATAAGCAATCTGACATCTGGTGATTCGCTTAGTGTCTTACGGAATGCGCCAGGAGCGATTCTCTCTTTGAATGGTAGTGGAACGCTGGCGTCATTGAAAACAGCCGCATATCCTGACAAACGCATCACACCATCTTCTGCCTGGCGTGCTTCGACATCCTGCACAATGTATGTGCGGCGTTCTATCTTCTTCATTTTGCTCCTTGAATTTACTTCCCCGCCTGGTTCCATACCTTCAGAAATGCTTATCGCAACCATCTGGTCAATCGCATCTTGCTTGTTTGTGTGGCATCCAATTGTTGTGTAAGAGCCATCAGATTCTTCTTTGACAGCGGCCCAACCATCACAATCATTTTGGCTGGTGGATATGTAATAGGGCATTATTCGACTCCATATACAGATTCGGGACTTGCAGGGTCAATAGTTGACACCGCCTGCAACTGTGTTGATGGAACTCCAGTGTGCTTGATTGTTGGCATATCCAAGGCTTTGAGAACAGCCTGTGGGTCAAAGCCAACCTGCACAAGTTGAGCAATAATTTCTGCACGCAACTTCATACCAACTTCAGGTGCATCTGCAGCATCAATGTTCTGTAATGGCACACGGTGTTGGTCGCCTGCTTCGCCAAGTGGTGACAAATCTTCAACAGCGCGAACATCATTGAGTGAAAGGAATCCTTCACGAAGTCCTTTTGTGTATGCATCGTAGCGCTCAAGAGTTGTGCCACGAAGAAGAGCATCAAGATTGAACTTGATAAATCCATCTGGTTCTGGCAATAAAGGAGAGAGCGCCTGTTCAATGCGTTCCAACAATGGACGCAATGAGTGTTGCACGAACGATAAGTTCTGTGCTTCAACTGATGCAAATGACATTGCACCAGCAACAGGATGACCCAGTAGCGAGACTGGCACGCGGAATAGGCGGGCTATTTCCTCAACCCCGAAGCGGCGTACTTCAAGCAACTGGGCATCGGCAGCATTCAAAGTCAATGGCTTGAAGGAAGCACCGCCAGTGAGTACGCCGATTTTGCCCGCTCTATATGGGCCAGTATGTGTGATATTCCAATCGCGAGCAAGGTCTGAAACCTGCTCTTCTGTCATATCACCTGGCGCTTCAATAACGCCACCAGGATTGGCAGCGTTGCCAAAATATGAAGCAGCATAAACTTCAGCAGCCATCGCAGAACCAAGAGTTACACGGGCTGCACCAATCGGTCCAAGACCAAGCAATTGTCCTGGAAGTCTAAAGAGCGGAATATGAACAACTTCATTTGCGCCTAATTCATAAGAGAAGTTTCCAAATGCATCGCGCACCATATAGCGAAGCGGTTGACCTGGAACTGGACGCTCAACACGCACATCGCGTGGATTGAGAACATAGAGTTCAAGAACTTCGCCCATATCATCCATTACTTTGAGGATGAAAGCATTTCCTTCCAAGTTCAACGAAGAGATGATTTGTTCGTAGAACTCCAAGCGTGTTGTCTCTGGGTTTGGATTATTGACCCAGTTTGGAACTTCGCCATATACAGCGGCATAAGAAATTCGATTGCGACCACGGCGAACATATGCGCCAAGCGGTAGTGATGAAATCGTGTCACCAAGTAAGCGAACGCAGGCATAAACTGTTGACATTCTAATTGCTGTTTCAGAGTTGACATCAACTCCTGCTGGTGATGCATATGCTGGTCTGCCAGGAATCAGCGGTTCAACGAACTGATTCTCTGCTCGCTTCTCGCCCGAAGCGCGAAGTCTCTTAGATAGACTCATTGCCTGCCTTTTCTGCTAAGTGATACCAACCGCCATCCCAAAGGGTTAGCAGTCTGAGGAAGTAATCTTCGTATTCTTTGGCGATAACATCTAATGCATATCTGCCAACAGAATGTTCTCTGATTTTCTTTCGGTCTAGTGTCTTGACCTTTTCGGCTGCATCCATAAATTCTTGCAGCGTTCTGCAACGGTAGCCTGTTAGACCGTTGATGTTGTTCTCTGTAAATGCTCCCCAATCGGTTGTGATTGTTGGTGTGCCACAGGCTTGGGCTTCAATCACCACATTTCCGAATGGTTCGATATACAGCGTTGGAGCAAAGGTTGCGATGGCATTGCTCATCAACTCTGCTCTTTGTTCTGGCCCTACTGAGCCAACAAACTCTCCATATCCTGATTGCTCACCAGGACCTGCCAGGATAAGTCTCTTGCCTAGGCGCTGGCAGACTTCCTGAGCAATTTTGTAACCTTTGCGTTCAATCAATCGCCCAATGAAAAGGTAGTAATCACCTTTGCCTTCACCAAGCGGGAACATCTCTGGCTCTAGGTATCCAGGAATCACAGTGTCAAAGAATTGACCATCAACAGCAGTCGGATTCTTGTGGGCTGCATAAATTGAATGCATCCAGGCATATGATTCAAAAACGCGATACTTACTAAAAACGCCGCCATATCCCACGCCGAACTCAACGATGATGTGATTGGGGTATTTATCAGCAATCTCTTTATGAGCGTATCCACCAATGAGACAGATGAAATCTTGCGGCTGCAAGTGGCTTTGCATCAGCCGAATCACATTGGTGTTGAATACACGCCAGTGCAACGCACTGGTATCGAATGATGCCTGCGTGTAGTGGCTGTTGCCAACTGCCTGTGCGCGGCGCTCTTCGGAGATGCAAGTAATAAGTTTTGTGACTGGCGCTTCAACCTTCTCGCCAGCGTATAAATAAACTTCGTGACCAAGGTTGGTCATCATTATGCAAAAGCGCCTTACCTTTTCGGTGAAGGCGCATCCTGCAAATTCTTTCGTGACCTGCGTATGTGGCAGGCTTACAACATGGAATCTCATACATCCCCCGATGTTAGATATGAACTACAGTGACTTTATTTCATCTTCTGTTAGTCCAAGAGCAGCAAGTTTTGCTTCAGCAGAAGCCTTTGCAGCAGCCTTGGCTTCTTCTTCTGCTTGACGCTTTGCCTGCTCTTCAGCAGCAGCGGCAGCCATTTGGTCACGCTCTGCGATTTCAGCAGGAGTCAATTCAATATATTCTTGCTTTCCTGTAGCACAATCAACTACGAGTTTATATTGCGTCATTGACAAACGCCTCCCAATCTAGTTTTTCTTCGTTCCAAAAATACATCAAGCCATCTTCAGGCTTAGCCTTTGGTGCCTGCCAGTCGTGGTTAGCATCTAGGCTCCACGAAGGGAATGGTTGTGGCGCAATAAAGACATCAGCATCAGCATCATACTTGAAACCAATGCCAGCATATTGCTTACGGATTCTGTGATTGTAACTTGTTTGAATCCAAGTTCCACCTAGTCCTAAGTCGTTAGCAAGGAACTCTTGCCCACGATGTTCTTCTTGGTCAGGTACTACGAGTACCTGCTTGACGATTCCATCACCGTCAATCTCTGCAAAATGTGCCATTGTTTCCTCTACTTTGCGTATCTAAGTATTACGATTCCGGAACCACCAGCGGCTCCTGAACGGAATTGTCCACCAACATTATCTCTTACGCCGCCACCACCACCACCACTGTTAGCAGTACCAGCAGTTCCAGTTGGATTTCCTCCAGCACCTCCACCACCTAATCCACCTGAACCAGGTGTTGCAGCACCACCGCCACCTCCGCCAGCATAGGTTACAGAAGAACCAGAAATAGATGTGGTAACACCAGCGCCACCATTTCCACCAGTAGATGCACCTGCTGTACCAACAGCACCAGCACCTCCGCCACCGCCGCCAGAATCAAAGCCAGATGTGCTGGCTCCACCGTCATAACCTTGATTGGTTGTGCGAGAACCACCTGCGCGAGAAGTAGCACTGCCACCTCCGCCACTACCACCATCTGCGCTGGAATTTGCTCCTTTACCACGACCACCACCAATTGATGTAATCGTAGTCAAACCTGTACCTAAAATAGATGAATTTTCACCTGGAGTATTGCTTGCTCCGCCTGCACCAATGGTTATTGTGTAGGCTGTTGAGGCAGTAAGTGAAATTGGTGATTCAAGAGTACCACCGCCACCTGTTGCTGTAACAGTGCAACGAAGTCCACCTGCACCACCACCACCGCCATTGTAAGTAGTTCCATCTGCGTTACCACCTCCGCCACCACCAGCAACTACAAGGTAATCAGCAGTAATGTTAGAAGTCGGCGTGAATGTTCCTGAAGCAGTAAATGTGTGATACCAGTATGTATTGTCTTGACTGATGATTCCGCCAGTAGCCTTTGCGCCAACAGCAGCAGATGTCACGCCATAGAGCGTTGCGCTTGAATATTGTAAGTAACTTCCTCCGCCATCAGGAAATAAAGTAACTCTTGTTATAGCAGAAGTTGAATTCCATGTACCATTGGTTATGCCTAAATATGCTAAATTGTCATTAGAAGGTGCTATATTCTCAGCAGAGAAAGTTTTTACTAAACTTGTAGATGTATAATTGGAAATATAAATAAAAGTGTTATCAAAAACACTTGCACTTACATTTGTTCCAGCAATACTTCCAAAATAACCATTAGCAGGAGCGCCTGCTTGAGTGCCACTTCCAGTACCTAATACATAATTGCTACGCAAATTAGTGTCTGTATTGTTGAAATACAGTCTTTGTCCTTGAAATGAAGTAGTTGATTGACGCGCAGACAATAAAATAACAAGGTCAGTATAAGTTTGCGGAATATTTTGAAAGTCTATTGTAGAGGCGCCACCAGCACCGACTGTGACAGTTTGGATTGCTTCCATATTTGGATTAGTTGGCATTTAGATTTTCTCCCTATACCGCTGAATACCGAATAATGACAATGCCTGAACCGCCTGAGTGACCAGTAGTGCCACCACCGCCGCCACCGCCAGTGTTTGCAGTACCAGATGAACCAGCACCACCTGAACCTCTACCACTTCCACCGCCACCATTACCACCTGCGCCGCCTGCGTATGATGTTGATTCGTTACCACCGCCACCACCACCAGCATAAAAAACTGCTGTACCACTAATGCTATTGGAAACACCAACACCACCAGCACCAGCAGCAGTGTTAGAACCACCATTACCGCCTACGCCACCAGCACCACCACCGCCAGAAGCAGCACCGTTTCCAGGCCAGGAAGGAACAGAACCGCCAGCGTAACCTTCTACTGGACTAAATCCACCTTCGTTACCAGTGCCGCCAGATAGATTTTGATTACCAGAACCACCACCTGAACCACCAGTACCACCTCGGAATGAGGTTCCACCAGTTCCAGCATTTGTTGAGTTACCACCCAAACCACCACCAGTAGAGGTGATAGAAGAAAATACTGAATTAGAACCTTTGTTATTTGATGCTCCACCTGCACCTACAGTTACTGTGTAAGCCTGTGCAGTCAATGATAAAGCAGAGCCACCGATAGAAGTTCTGTAACCACCAGCACCTCCACCACCGCCATACTCCTGTGTGCCACCTCCGCCACCGCCACCTGCTACTACCAAATAGTCAACATTGGATAGTGCTTGTGTTGGTGTGAATGTGCCTGAACTACGGAATGTGTGATAGTAATAAGTACCATCAGTTGTAACAGTATCTCCACCAAATGCTTTAGGGCCACCAGAGGCAATCCCATAAATATCAATTGTTGTGCCTGTTGAAAATGCTGTTCCTTCAGCATTGAATACAGTAATGCTTGTGATGGGGTTAATTGAGCGATATTGACCAGCAGCAATTTGTGTCAAATTAGCAGCGCTGTTTGCATAGCCCCATCTGGAAATTGCCATTTTGTGTGCGTTAGGTGTTGCATAATTGTTTATTTCAGTTATTTGCAGACCAATTGTTGTGCTTGGGTCTGTCATAAAACCGCAATAAAACGCAGTTTGATTAGAGCCTTTATTTGAAAAACCAGTACCGCTTCCAACGCCAATCATAGCAACCCAACTATAATTTGCAGATGTATCGTTATTATATCGGTAAGAAATTTGACTATATCCTGCACCGCTGATACCTCTGCCGTCAACAATAATGCGAAGCGCTTGATAATTTTGTGGCAAATTGGCAAAAGTAATAGATGAAACGCCACTTGGAGTATTCGCACTAGCAATAGGAGTATAGGTACTCATTTATGCTTCCTTAATCTTGATTCCATATAGTGCAAATTGTGAAAATTGGCTTAGGTTTGTTGAATCAGGCGTGAATGTTATAGAAGATATTGTTGTTGTCTGAAACCAAACACCTGATGTGAACCACACAAGACCAGTACCATTATTATCGCGAGCAGTAGAAACACGAAAAGATTTATTTTTGTTTGTATTAGCATATTCCAAAATATCAATAGTTCCCATGGCGAAACTACCAGCGGTATTGCCGCATTGAACATCTACATTATTTGAACCTGGTCCAGGAGTTTCAGACCCAATATTTGTTCCATCAGCATACAAAGAATGGCGTCTATAATTACCGCCCGTAGAGTTTCCATTCAAAGTCATATACAAAGAACCATTAGCCGTTTTTGTAGCAAAATACCTAATTTGTAAATGGGTATAGGTGCTAGGAATATTATTGAATGTTACTGATGACGCACCAGCAGAGCCTACAGTGACGACCTGTAGTGGGAACATAGCGCCAGTGTCGGGGGCGGTTCTTACTGATGATGCAACAACCCCAAGAATCGGCATTAGGAAATATCTCCTACCACATACCATACATCCGAGCCTTCATAGATGCAGGTTGCTGATGAATACTGAGCGCGAAGTTTAGGTGCTGTTGCTGTTGCTCCTGTCGAACGAATTGTCACGCCAGAACCTTGTGCAAAGGTAACTTGACCTGCGCCTTTTTGAATCACATTTACTAAGTCACCAACTGCAAAAGCAATAGATGAATTTGGTGGAATAGTTACTGTGATTGCAGAAGCATTGCTTGCAGTAACAAGAGAATCTTTATCTGCCAAAGCAAGGGTATAAGTTGTACCAGTTTGTGCATTGATGGCATCAACGCCACCTGCACCAGTTGCTCCAGTTGCACCAGATGCACCAGATGGACCTGTCGCTCCATTTGGACCAGTAGGACCTGTCGGGCCAGCAGCGCCAGCAGCGTAGGCATATGCAAGTGAGTTCCAGGCAGTTGAACCGTTACCAAGTTTCCATTTGGAAGTATCAGTCTCAAGCCCGATTTCGCCAGTGGCTAAAGTTGGGTTGGTAGAAGTCCACTGTGCAGCGGTTCCTCTACGAAATTGAATTTGAACTGGCATTTTTTCTCCTATGCTCCGCCACAATCAATTGTGGTCAATCCGCCGTAATTGCTATCTGGTGCGCCACCATCTAGGTTTATGTAGGCTTCTCCTTGTGGTCCTGTCGGTCCAGTAGAACCTGTTGGACCAGTCGGACCAACGGGGCCTTGTTTGCCGACAATTGCCAACTCCCAAGTGCTACCGTTCCAATACTTTATTGTGGCCATCAATAGTCCTTTGTTTGTAACATAATGCTGAAATACTTGTTATGAAAGTAAAAGTTTTGCTTCTTCTTCAGTAATGCCTAATTTGTCTAGTAGAGCCTGTCGCTTTGCTTCTGCTGCTGCTTTGTCTGCTGCCTTGACTGCCTCTTGCTCAGCCTTTAATGATTCATAATTAGCAAAAGCAGCATCAAATTGTGCTTTAGTTATTGGCTCACACTCAATAAAAGTGATGCCCTCATAATCATCACCTGCAATAGTCCAGCCACCATTAGGTATCAAAAGTGCTAAAACATCTCCACCTGATATTGGTTTCATTATGCACCTATTTCCATTAATGTTATTGTGCTTTCACTACTACTCGCATTAATTCTGACCAAAGATGCGCCAATAGGATTTCTAAACTGAACTTTGTATGTAGTTGCAGAAGTGGTGTTTGGAGAGTCTAAATACACCATACCCAGTGTTCCCATATACAAATACAAAGCGGAATTGGTAAATCCATTATCCTCGCTCTCCATAAGTTGAGTTGCCCCTCTCATTAACCTCAACGACAGAGAGTTGCTTGTATTGCCTTCAGTTTTTAAGCAACCATTGATTGACACTATTGCCAAGACTTTTGAAGAAGTAGAACTTGGCGTAATGTTTAAGGTTATGCCTGTATCTACAAAAGTTGATGAACTGCTATCTGTTTGAGTTGAATAAAATTGCTGAACCACCTGCAAGACTTTCCCGCCACCAGCAGCAGCAGCCCATTTCAATCCTGTCGCCGTACTTGAATCGGCAGTGAGGACCGTGTTATTCGCTCCCACTGGTAAGCGGTCAACCGTAGTTGAATAAGTAGCGATGTCACCTTTGGTCGTCAACGCAGATGGACCAGTTGCACCTGTCGCACCTGTTGCACCAACTGCACCATTTGAACCACTTGGTCCTGTTGCACCTGTTGGTCCAGTAGCACCAACTGGTCCAGTTGCACCTGTTGGTCCAACAACTGATGACCAAACAGCATCGTAATCAGAGTTTGAAGCCTTAACTAACGCTTGACCAGTAGTTCCACCAGCAGGAACAACTGCATCACCAGGTTCATCAGTATCAACCCAAAGAACATTTGTTGATGTAGGAGCAGATGGAGAAAACTCAACACCTTGTGGTCCTGTTGCACCAGTTGGTCCTGTGGCACCAGTAGCACCTACTGGACCTGTTGCACCACTTGCACCTGTTGGTCCTGTTGGACCTGTAACGCCATCAATACCTGTTGGACCTGTTGCACCAACTGGGCCTGTTGCACCCACTGGTCCAGTTGCACCGATTGGACCTGTGGCACCAACTTCACCTTGAATGCCTTGAATTCCTTGTGGACCCGTGGCACCAGTAGCACCGATTGGTCCTGTTGCTCCAGTATCGCCTGCAACTCCTTGTGGTCCTGTAGCACCGATTGGACCTGTAGCACCGATTGGACCGCTTGGACCAGTGGCACCAGTGGCACCATCTACACCTGCAAGTCCTTGTGGGCCTGTGGCACCGATAGGTCCCGTTGGACCTGTCGCGCCTGTGGCACCGTCAACACCATTTGCGCCCGTGGCACCTATCGGTCCAGTTGCGCCAATAGGTCCAGTTGGACCTGTTGCGCCTGTCGGCCCGATTGGACCTGTGGCACCCGTTGCACCTGTTGGTCCTTGTGGACCTTGTGGCGCTTCAAGAGTTGTGACCACATACGAATAATGTGTGGTGCCTTCTGTGATAAAACTGTAGTTGTGTGTAGTTGCATCGCCATTGACCCCATAAACTTCAACAATCATTCTCTGTCCAACAGAGACTGATGTTGTTGGCAATGTGATGTCTGTTTCAGTTAGAACTGGCGCACCTGCACCATTCCATCCAGTCAATACTGTATCTGAATCGCCAATAGTTGAAAGAACTGTTCCTGAGTTATCTGCTAATTTCAAACGACAGAAAACAGATAAGTTGTCATTGCTCGCTGGCTTTGTCATATACATAATGAAGCGTTGAGTTCCGCCAGGAATCAATGTGAAATTGAATGGCACTGAAATATATGAAGCAAGAAGAGAAGTTGTGTTTCCAGCAACATTGACAGTTGTTGTGGATTCTGCTGCAGCAACTGGGTCCTCACCTAATTGTTTGAAACCAGTCAATTCAGTTACTGAAGAATTGAAATAATAATAACGACCAGCAACGATTCCTTGTGGACCTGTTGGACCTGTTGCACCTGTCGGTCCTGTTGCACCTGTTGCACCAATTGGTCCTGTCGGACCTGTTGCTCCCGTTGGACCTTCAGCACCAGTAGCACCTACTGGTCCAGTTGAACCTGTGGCACCAATCGGTCCTGTTGGTCCAGTTGCACCAGTTGGGCCTTGAATGTTTCCGACATTTTCCCAAGAACTTGTTCCTGTATTCCACACATACAAATCACCAGCACCAACAATGTATGCATCGCCAGAATTACCAGTTGGATGCGCTGCCTGTAGAGCAGCCAAAGTTGGATAAGTTCCAAGAATTTGAATTCCTGCACCTGTCGCACCAGTAGAACCAGTCGCACCAGTAGCACCTATCGGTCCAGTTGCACCTGTTGCTCCAATTGGACCAGTAGCACCTTGTGGACCTGTTGCACCGATATTTCCTTGAGGACCAGTAGCACCAGTTGGACCTTCAATACCTTGCACGCCTTGAATGCCTTGAATACCTTGTGCGCCACTTGCTCCAGTTGCACCAGTCGCACCGACAGGACCAGTTGCTCCTGTTGCACCTACTGGACCAGTTGCACCATCAGGACCTGTAACACCAGTTGCACCAGTAGCACCAACAGGACCTGTTGCACCTACTGGACCAGTTGCGCCAGTTACACCTTGAATTCCAGTTGCACCTGTTGCGCCAGTTGCACCAGCAGGACCAGTTGCACCAGCAGGACCAGTTGCACCTGTAGGACCTTGTGGACCAGCAACGCCAACATCGCTGACAACAACGGTGTTTGTATCCTCAAAAATTTCAATGTTATTAGACACGGGTTACCTCACCTGCAACTGTGATTTGTCCTTGGAAAAGTCTTGTGACAACTCCACCCGAAGCAATTTCTAAATCATAAACATAATATCCAGCATCTAAATTACCTGTTTGAGTAGCAGTTGCTGACAATACAAGTTTTCCTAGATTGCCAGTGATAACGATGCCACCATTAGATGTAGTCAATGTCAAAACAGCATCATCAGAATTATAGTTCTGACGCAATTGCATCGCTGCTGTATAGCCAGTCAAATTGATGGCTGCTCCATTTGAATCTTTGTAAAGAACATTGAGATTCCAATTGGAGCCTTGGTCCATTGTAAAGTTGTAAATACCTGCAGTCATTACTTCTCCGTTGCCCAAACTAAGAATCCGCCAACCGCTATCAACGCCAACGGAACGGAAATCATTGCAACCCCGACTGTAAATAAAGCCACACCAAGAACTTCAGCGGCGATTGCCCAATCTATTTTCTTCATTGTGGCTCCTTAGAGATTGAGTGAAAAGAATTTTGGAACTGGTTGCTTAGGCTCTGGAGCCTGGGTAGCGCGGTCATAACCGAAGATGCTGGCAACAGCAGCATCAATCTTGCGCTTACTTGAAGATTTGCTAACCATCACTCCGCGTGATGATTGTTTTGTTACACAGTTATTGACATGGCGAGCAAGTCTTTCATCGCCATCGTGAGTGAAGGATTGATTGACAACCGCTTCATAAAATTTCTGAGTTGCAGGCACCATGCGCTCTGCAGAGTTTGGATACGAGACTACTGGCAGTCCTTCTTCGTCAAGAACCATAAAGGTTCGCTGCCATCTGGCTGGGTCGAAAACAATTTCTCGCACACTAAAGCGACTATCGCGTGCAGTGTTGATGATTGTTTGTTCGACTTCTGCGACTGGTACATGCCAGGTATTGTCTGCATCTACTGGCCTTTCCCATAATCCAACAACCATCAAATGTGGTTTTTCTCCGCCAAGTAACCAGGCAACCAACGCTGTTGAGTCATTAGAGAATGCACCATCAAATGCCAAGATAACTTCTTCACCTGGTTCTGATGTTCGCTCTTTATCTTCCAACGCTTCCCAAGTTCCGTGTGGAAGCCAGGCGGTTTGAGTAGATGTCCAGATGTTCAATCGTTTAGTTTTGAATTCTGCTTCTGGAGTTCTCAATACCGCGCTGGCAAAATCATCGGCTGCGCAAATGTCGCCGTATCCAGGGTTTGCTAATTTCCACGCATCTTCTGTTTTGTAATCAAGGGTTTCATCGCCTTCATACCAAGCAAAGAAGAATGATGAATCTTCAATTTCACCTGATGCAATGCGCTTGCCATAATTGTAAAGGTCATAGCACAGTGAATCTTTACCACTTGAATCTGTCTTAACACCAGCGGTGGTAATTGCCACCAACATTGGCTCTGTTCGTGCGCCCATCGCAAGTGACATTACATCAAAGAGTTCACGATTGGGCTGTGCGTGCAATTCGTCAAAGGCAACAAAGGTTGGTGATAGACCTTCTTTAGTAAATGCTTCGGCTGAGAGAACGCGATAACTTGCACCGTTTTTTGGATTGTAAATTGCATCGCGATAGACCTGCAAGAATTGCAATTCTGGTTCCAAGCGAATCATCTCTTTTGCATTATTGAAAACAATGCGGGCTTGGTCACGGTCAGCGGCGCAAGAATAAATCTCGCCACCTGACGGACCCAGTGCCAAATGCTCAAGAGCCACAGCAGAAAGCCACGCTGATTTACCTTGCTTGCGGGGAAGCCCAATCAAGGCAATCTTATGTTTCAAATATCCATTGTCTTTGACAGCAAAGAGATTTTGAGTCAGTTCTCTTTGCCAATCACGAAAGATTAAAGGCTGGCCAGCATTGCCCGCAACAGAGTCTTTAGTTATCTTGCAAAGCGTTTCAGCAAAGTCAATAACTTGATTGCCACGGCTGTGTTGGTATTCATTATCTGAAACCTTTGACAGATACTTTGGTGGCCATCCCCCAATGGCAGTCATTAATCAGTTCGTTTCTGCCTACGGGCAATAAGTTGGTCCAGAGCGCTTTGTTTTTGCACCTCAGCAACTCCTAACTTAGTTCTTGAAATTGGGTCAAATCCAATTGAGGATAGCATAGAAACTATTTGTGATTCTAAGGACCGCAACGCTACGCGGTCGCGCCAATCACTACCTTTGAGAACTTGAAGACGCAATTGAGTTCGTTCATCCATAGACTCACAAAGCAAGATGACCATTTCTAAATCTGATGCTGGACTAATCCAACTTTTGCCTTCATCCCAAATGCGGTTCCAAAGTTTCAAGCCTTCAGGGCCAAGTGGCCGTGGCGGTGTTGGTGGCTCTGCGGCCATTGGCAGCGCCACTACGTTTTTTAATTCTGGCAGCGGCCGCTTGCCTGGATTGCCAATCTTACGCTTTAACTCATTAGGCTTTGGCGGATTCGGCATTCTGCACCAGCACTGCTTTCTCGCCCGTCAAATTTTCCCATCGCTTGATGATGACATCGCAATAAATTGCATCTAATTCCATTGCATATACTGTATGATTTGTTTTTTCTCCAGCAATCAATGTAGAACCAGCGCCTGCAAATACATCAATAATTTTTGCATTTTCTTTAATGAAAGACAAACACCAAATCATCACTGGCAAAGGTTTCATTGTCGGATGAAATTTTTGTTCACCTGACCAATGATGTTCAAATAATCTAGCCTGTTTCCCCAAATTTGTCCAAGCCAATTCAAATTCACTAAAACTTAAATTGTTTATTTTTTTATACCAACAAAGCCAATGATTAGTAGGTGGTAATTCATCACTAAAATAATTTCCACCCCATATTATTTGTATTGGTGCAAGATTTAGAATTTTTTTTATTTTTGGTTTTTCTTTATCCCAATTTTCTCCGCGATGATATGTGGCTGGATTTTCTTTTGTTTTTCCTAATTGCATTTTATTTGCATTGATGCCGTAGGGCGGGTCGGTAATTAAAGCATCCATTATCTCGCCATTTATTAACTTTGCAATTTGCGCTTCATCAGTGCTATCGCCACACATCAGGCGATGGCGACCAAGTTGCCAGATGTCACCAAGTTTTGTTACTGGCTCAACTGGTGGCTCTGGTATTTCATCTTCGTCAATTTCTTTTAACGGTTGCTCGCTTTCAATCTTGGCAACCAATTCTGCTACCGCATCATCAGACCAACCAGCATCACGGACAAACTCAGGTACTACTGCGTGGACTTCTTCAATTAAATCAATCAATGCTTGTTCATCATAACTGCCAAGTTCGGCGGTGCGGTTGTCTGCCAGTGCATAGGCTTTGGCTGTTACGTCATCGTCACCGACAAACGCCACAGCGATTTCGCTCCAGCCTAATTTCTTTGCGGCTTGCCAAGTGTGATTGCCAGCGATGATTGTTCCATCATCTTTGCGTGCCACGATTGGCTTGCGCTGACCGAAACGCTCCAGCGATTTCGCCACCGCATCCACGTCACCTTTGCGTGGATTACCAGGCAAAGCCTTTAAGTTTTCAATTGGCGTGGCCAATGAACGCAGGCTTTCTATTATCATTTTTTATCCCCGATTTCTTTATTTTTTTTCAAATCTGAAAACATCTGAACTGCGACAGCGTGCGAGGTGAGGGCGTCGAAATGGATA